TTTGATCCGTCTGCAAACAATACGCCAAGATTTGTTCCATCTGTTGCCACAAGAGCACCGTTGGCCCTAATGTTCCCAACCACACTTAACTTTTCGCTAGGGCTAGTAGTGCCAATCCCTACGTTGCCTGACGAGTTAATATACATCCTAAAAGCAGATGCAGTGTTGTCCCATACGCCAAGGGCTCCAACACCATTCACACCAAGTGAATACTTATTTGCGCCTGTTCCAGTGTTATCAATAGAGATACATGGAAGATTTCCCGAAAGTTGAAGTTGCTGGCTGAATCCTGCTGTATTAGTAGGCGAACTAGTCCCCACGCCTAGACGCCCTGAGGAGTCAACAACGAGGCTGCTACTAGGTGCACTCCCGCTAAAGCTGACGGCAGGAGAACCAGACGTACCAGCGCCGATGTGACTTAGCTGGCCGGTTGAGGTGATGCGCAGGCGTTCGGTTGGAGTAGTTCCGCCCGTTAGAAAACTAATAATCCCAAAACTTTTTGCTTTGAGATTAGTGGTATTAAAGTCATAGCTGACTGAACCGTATATATCGCCTAGGTAGATATTGGCCTCTTCGTTTGTAGTCCAACCGCCAGAACCTGTAACCAGAGTATTGCCTCGAACGTGAAGCAGTTGAGTGGGATTTGCGGTACCAATTCCAACCAGTCCGGTGTCTGAAATTGCTAGTCGAGTGGCAGCCGCAGTTGCGTCATAAATGGTGAAATGACTATTGTTTGCAGCGTTTGAACCGCCAACGATTTCATAAGCACGTCCCCCTGATCCACTATTTTGAAGGCGAAGCCTTACGTTTGACTGATCGTTGCCGAGGATTCGAACAGCGGCAGCACTAGCCCCGCTGTTGCTGATGTCAAATCGATAAGTTGGAGCTGCACTTATACCAACATTCCCACTCGAATCAACAACAAGACTATTACTAGGTGCGCTGCCGCTAAAGCTGACGGCAGGAGAACCAGACGTACCAGCGCCGATGTGGCTTAGCTGGCCGGTTGATGTGATGCGCAGTCGTTCGGGCACACCTGTTCCTGTGTGAAACCTGATTGCACTGGTGGAAACATCACGCGATGCAATGGCAAGCTCAGAAGCATTTACCTGAACAATCTGGGCAGGAACTAAGCCAGTATCAAGTGATCCGTCCTTATAGCCAACGCGAATCCTTTCGGCGTTTGGATCTTCAATAGCTTGTCCGTTAAAGCTAGACCCAGTGAAGTTTGCGCCTCGAATAGTTAATAGTTGGGCAGGAGCGGCGCCAATTCCAACCTGACCGCTGGAGTTAATGAACAACCGCCCCTGACCATTAGTGCTGATGGCTACGCTGTTTGCCGAGGGTAGATAAACCCCGTTTGTAGGTGCAGTGCTGCTGGTGGGAATAAAACTGGCTGCTGTGCTCGTGCCAGTCGTGACGACGTTCTGACTGCCAAAGTTCGGGCTGATCTTGGTGCCAGCAATAGCAGCGGACGCACTTACATCAGCGTTGACGATCTGCAGGTCGCCGATCATGGCGCTAGTGATCGGACCCCATGCCGTATCACCAAACGTGCTAGTGACCTTGTACAGCACCTCATTAGCTGCACCACCCGTCGGTACACCAGCACCAGCAGGACCTTGTGGACCTGGGATGGACGCCACAATCGCCGGGTTTTCGCCCGGTGCAAGAACAACCTGAGCCTGGTCGCCTTCGATGACGTTGATTTGTGCGTCAGACATTGGATCAGGTCCGGGAATAGGTTTTTTCGACAGTCAGCACACCGGTCAGCCAGTAGTACCGCTCACCACCGCTGCTAGTCAGGCTCACGTCATAGCCGTAACGTCCCACGGCAAAAGCAACCGTCGTGGCAGGTGTCAGCACCAGCTCGAATGCACCGTTGGCGGCATCGGTGATCGTCGGGGTAAACGTGCCAATCGACGCGCCATCCAGCAGACCTTTAATATCCGCATCCACGACGTAACCGGTCAGGTTCATCGGCTCGGCGATATACAACGTGCCAGTTGTCGTGCCGTGCAAGGTCAACGCCGCACCGCCGCTGGTAGCGGAGATCTTGAAGGCGTCATTGGTCAGCCCGGTGCTGATCACGTAGTAGATCGTGTTGGGCGTCATGCCACACGGCAACGATGCACCAGTCGCCTCGGTGAAGACAACCTTGTCGTTGGCAACGAGACCGTGACAGGGCACCGTAAACAGTGTCGTGGCAATGTCTACGTCAGTAATCGTCTGACGGTCCAGCGTGGCGCGAAACACGGTCTTCCATGTCGCGTTTTGGTAAACCGTGATGTCGTATGAGGCTGGTTCAATCACTGGACCATCTCCGCAGAGGCAGGAGTTACCCCAGTTTAAGCAACCCAGCGCAGCAAACTTTCATCCCACCAATACACGCGACCATCTTGCGGGTAAGGCTTTGGCGCCTCCCATTGGCAGGTTGTGGTGTTCAGGCTCCAGCTCAAGTAGGGCTGGGGTGCGATGAACGCATCGAGAGTGGCGTCGTAGCGGTAGCCGGTGCCGGCATAGTTTTTGCGGAAGGTGGCGTTGTACGAGGTTTGCCGCCAGATTGTTTCGGCGCCGTATAGCGATTGACAGAAGGCGATGCCAACGGCTTCGGACTCGTCGCCGTGTTCGTCAAGGATGTCGCTGTTGCTGATCGCAATGACGCGAGTGACGATGTTGTCAGCGTCAAGTTCTGCGAAGTATGCCATTACACAGGTGTGGTGTAGCGGATGATTACGATACCTTTTCCGCCGTTGCCACCATTACTAGCTGTTCCTGCCCCGCCGCCGCCGGTATTTATAACGCCATTTGGGCTTGAGTTTGTACCACCACCTTGAGATGCTGTTCCAAAATTTGTAGAAAAGCCTTTTCCACCTGCGCCACCTCCTGAATAGCCTGTATTTGTTCCATCTAAGTTGTTGATTAAACCAGAGCCCCCATTTCCTGATTGGCTTGCAGAAGCGCTGCCACCGTTACCGGAATAACCGCCGCCACCACCACCGCCGCCTGAAGAGCCGCCACGGTCCCAAGAGTCCCCACCACTGTTCCCTTGGCCTGCGATGCCTGTACCAAAAGCGCCAACACCGTTTCCGTAACTGCAGGCACCTCCGCCTGATCCTCCATTACTTGCACTTTGATTGATTGACGAACCTCCTCGCCCACCACCAGTTGCTGTTACACCGTTAAAAACACTGTTTTGACCGCTTACTGATTCAGCACTAGACGTACCTCCGGCGCCAGGTGCTCCGACAGTAACGGTGTACGACCCTGCGGCAATACTCATGTTTGTACCCAAACGTGACCCACCGCCTCCACCACCGCCGCCGGCATTTGCACCACCACCTCCGCCACCTGCTGTTACTTGGTAGCTAACAACAAAACCGATTGGCGGATTTGTGACGGTAAATGTGCCACTATCCGTAAATTTATGAACAGTATCTGCACCGACAGTGGTGATTGTGCCGCCGGTTGCAGAGAATGGAGGGATGAGGCTAAAGCCGCCCCCCAGAAGCATTTCCTGGTTAGACATCAGGTGAGACCCGTACCAGTGATCACGAAGATGTCAGCCGCAACGCATAGCACTGTGGCGACGCCATATCCCGCAAGTGTACGGTTTCCAGTGGCAGTTGAACCACCAGATCGCAACGTAACGCCAGCGCCTTGAGTAATCGTTTGATTGCTGGTGCTGTTGTTGAAGATGGTCACGTTGTCGCCGATGCTGAAAATCGAGGCTGGAACAGTGACGCCGCCCGTTGTAATGCTGATGTGTTTACCAACGTCAGCAGCAACCAGTACATAAGCTGCGGTTTGAGCGTTTTGCGGGATGCGGCGGATGTTGCCCGTGCCATCAGTGATTGCCCCAGTTGTGGTGATGGTGCCACTGGTGTTGATGGCAGTGGTGCCGGCGATGGTGCCGCTGGTGATGGCACCGCCGCTGACCTTGCCTGCAGTGGTGATGGTATTGAGCTTGGTGTCTGCGATTGCAGCAGATGCGCTGATGTCGGCGTTAACAATGGTGCCGGTTAGCGCCAGCTTAGTATAAGCAATTGCTGCTGATGCGTTGATGTCAGCGTTGACAATGTTGCCGGCAAGACTGAGTTTGGTATAGGCAATAGCTGCACCAGATGCAATATCTGCGTTTGCAATGCTGCCAGCAAGGTTTAACTTGGTGTAGGCAATAGCAGCACTTGCTGAAACATCGGCATTGACGATGGTGCCAGTCAGGCTGAGTTTGCCGTAAGCAATACTGCCCGCCAACATCGTGTTGGTAACAGTACCAGTGTCGCCGGAAGTGATGACCGTGCCAGTTACATCAGGCAGCGTGATTGTGCGGTCGGCGGTTGGATTGACAACAGTCAGTGTCGTTTCATTTGCATCAGCCGTGGAGCCTTCCCAAGTAAGGCTGCCAGCGGTGCCAATCTCAAGGTTGCCGGTAATTGTGCCGCCGGTCTTATCAAGTTTCTCTGTACCAAGCTCGTCAAGGGCGGCTTGAACGTTGGTGGCGCTGATTGTGCCACCGGGTGTAAATGTGATGTTGCTAGCGGTTTGGGCAGCGATGGTGCCCGATACGTCAATCCAAGTCCAAGCGGTGCCGTTAGACAGAAGGTAGTCGGGTGCTTGTAGAGCAACGGCGGGAGCATTACCGCTGCCCGTACCACTGTTAATGACAACGAGGTAATAACGGTTGTTTTGTGTCGATGCAATCGGCAAGGCAGCGCCTGCAATAAGACCAGCGCCAGAGCCTGCAGTCGTAACAGAAGCAATGAGGTTCGTGCTGGCGTTATACGTTCCGGCGTAGACAAGTTCACCGCTGGTAATGGTTACAGGCTGCCAAGCTGCACCATCCCACAAGTACAGGTCGCCGTTGAGAGCATCAAAGAAGAATTGCCCTGCGTAGTCGGCGGTGGGGAAGGGAACGATGCCCGCTGTACTGCTGGCGCCACCGATCTTGGTAACGCTGTTGTCCGCCAGTTTGGTGCCGGCGATGGACTTGGTGCCAAACACCGAGCCGCTGATTACGCCGCTGGTTAGCTTTTCAGCCGGCAGATCTGGAATATCAGTAGCCGTAAGGGCACTGGAACTGGTGATGTGACCCTGCGAGTCAAAGCTGACCTTGGTGGCAGTGCCGGAGGTGACGGCATTGGTGTGATTCAGTGCGCCAGCACCGGTCACGCTCAAACCAGTACCAGGCAGCACCGCACCTTTGGCGCCAGCAGTAGCGGCAGGCATGTCCGCTGCAATAATTGCGCGGCTGGCAGTTACCAAGCCCTTGGCGTTATGCGTCACCACCGAATAGGTGGCAGTGGCGGAAACGTCGGCGTCGATCTCGATGGTGCTGCCATCCATCCGCAGACCTTCGCCGTTCACAATCACGCCACCCTTGGCAGTGTTGCTAGCGGTAGGTAGGTCAGAACCAACGATGGCGCGACCACTTACGGCACCACCGCTACCGGCAGGACCCGCAAGGAAAATGCCACCCGATGGCGTATTAGCCGGATTGACGCTGATTGTGGCGACGTCACCAACCGTGCTGACCGAAATTTGAACGGGACCGCCGGCGGTAGCAATGATCTGGTTGATCGAGCCAGCAGCCTTGAAGCTCACCCATGCGCTGCCGTTCCAGACGTATGCCTTATTGGTGGACGTCTCTACCGCGAGCTGACCGGTGTATGCACCAGTAGCTGGCAGCGAGGTGACGACTTGAGCGGTGGAGTTGGCGGACAGCTTTGAGGCGTGGACTGCGCCGGATGCGATCTGCGTGGAACCAACAGCACCGTTGACCAGTGCGCCACCCGGGATTTGCTGCGAGCCAAACAGAATCTTGGCGCCGGGGATGGTGGCGTCAGCAATTAGCGTCGCGCCGTTGCCGATCAGATCTGTAACGGTAATTTTTCGAGAATCACTTGCGCTGACATCGGCAACAGCCAAGAAGTCGCCTGCCGCTAAGTCAACGCCGGCAAGAGTCGTAAGTTCACTAATTCGTAAATCAGCCACGAGTCACGAGCGCTGTTGCTTCTTTCATCTTAAGGCGCATCCTCGCCTTCAAGTAATAAATAACCGCCTTGCTCGAGAAGGATTGGACTTCCAGACTCTTGCAGAAGCTTGCGAGCGCCAGTTGTTTTTGCGCGAAGGTGAATTGGACCGGTAACAACAAAATCAATTGTGGAAACAATAATGTCACCAGGGATAAAGCTGGTTGCGCTAGCTGTTACCAGAGCATCAAACTCCCACCAAAGGGCATCATTGGTTTGAGTGCCGGCAAAGGGGCCAGCAGCGGCTTGAGTATTTTCGCTTTTAATATAAAATTTTGCGCCAAATGAAGATCCTATTTCTGTGCGCAAAACAAGTTGCATCAGATAATGAACAGGTTCATCGCCCGATTCGTTTACATAATCCCACTGAGCCGTAAGGCGCCCTGAGCCTGTAATTAAAGAGCTATATTGTTGGCGATATTGATCGCTCAATGTTGTGATATCAATCGCCTCTCTGCTGGTATTCAATTCGTAGTCAGTTATGCAAGCGAGCAGCCTGCCGCCTCGGCCGCAAACTGTAACCAGAATTGGAATATCGCGAGCAATGGCTACAAGGTCAATTTGGCCGGCAGTGCTTCCTTCAAGGCTGTCGTCAAAATTGTCATACAACTTAACGCCACCGAGCTCATCAATGAAGACGTACCACCCTCCGCTTGATTGAACGACGCCATTGCTCCAACCGCTGGCCGCAATGAAATCAAGGTTGGTCGAGTCTGTTGCTTTTATCTCGATATAATCTCCAGATATTAAATAACCTTCTTCAAAGTCAAACGAAAATCTGTTGCGAGTTGCATTGACATCTGATGGGTTGACAAGCGATTCCTTGCCGCCTTCCAGCGACTTTCGTGTAATTTCAATGTTGCCAATATTCCCAAGATAAATTCCCATTAGATTGCCGCCGTTGTCAACGCGCCAGTTGCTTGGAACGTAATTTGCGCTGAGGTAACTTCGCCGACGCTTGCACCAAAGCTGGCGCTAGTGATGTAACCGGTGAGGGTCACGTCGTCGTTGATGTCGCCATCATTCAGGCGCAAGGTCAACTGCACCGTATCGGTGGTTTCTACGCCAGTGGTATTGACGACTTTGCGTAGCAGCGTCGCGGCGTCATTCACGCCAGCATCGTTTTTGTAGTACAGCAGCGTTGCGTTGCCGCTAAAGGCTTGGATGCCCGGTGTGTAGCTACGGGCGTAGTCACCGAGGGTTGTCGTTTCCAGAACCTCAACGTCAGCCTGCAAGCTCCAGGTCGATACCTTGACCAGCGTGGTGCCAGCAAGCAACAACCTGCCGTCGCGTCCTGTGTAAACCTTTGCCATGACAAACCTCCCTGATCAGTCTAAAGAACCCCGATCAGCTTGATTTGCACCGAGCTGACACCCGGGCGCACATTGCTGACTTGCGGTGGTCCGTCATAACGCCAAGCATTGCCGGTGGCGGCGTCGATTGCGTCCTTGTTGCCGCTCCAGCCGGTAAATGCAGCGGTGGGCAGGGTGAACGTTGTGTAGCTGCCTTTGGTTTCGTCGTAGTGATCGAGGAATAGCTCGGCGTTGGCGTCGGTCACGTTGTCGTATTGCAGCTCCAGCGTCATGCCGGTGCGGCGGCTGCCGTAGAGGATCCGCGATTCAGCACCCGACTGCGAGGTGAAAGTTTTGACCGGGTAATCACCGGAGCTGTAATTACGAGCTGAGGGAATCAGCGTGGGGTAGGCCATGACTTAGCTCTCCGTGATAAAGCTACTGGGGCTCAACAAGTCCTGAGCTACCAGGCTGTTGTAGGTGTCGGTGGTTGGGAACTCGGTCGCCAGCACTTCCACCAGCCCGTCACTGTCCAGCGTTAGCTGTTCGATCATGTAGGTGTTGCTGGAAACGGTCGGCGAGTTGATCGTGAAGATCGTGTTGAACAGAGTGGACTGCACAGCTTTACCAGCCGCCACGGTCAGCGTTGCGGTCTTCACTTCCTCGTTGGTTGAGGTGTAGTACAGGATCTCGTAGCTGCCGTCGGTGATGGTGGTGGCGGAGGTGATGTCGCCGTCTGCATCGATGACGCCGTTGTTGGCGGGCTGGTACGGGCTGGCTTCGGTCAACACACGGATGTAGTCACCAGGCGACAAGGCGATGCCAAACGGTGTGGTCTTGAAGCGGACCGAGTGGGTAATGCGGCGACGCAGGCTCATGAAGTACCGCGCCACGATGAAGGCATGGTCCCGTGAGGTGCAGAACTGCGTCAGGTCGAAGGATTCGATGGGGTAGTTTTCGCTGCCGGCTTCTGCCCAACGCACACTCAGCGTTGCTTCCTCGGGCAGTTGGTTTTTGCGTTCCTTGCGGTAACGGACGATCGCCTGGAAGTCTTTGCGCTCTTCGGTTTGCAGGTAATCCACCGAGAACGAACCCTCGATGATGTTGCCCGAGGTAAATAGCGCCTGCACCTGAATCGGGGTGTCGACGATGGCGCCGCTTGTGCTGTGAGGTACGGCGGGAATCAGGCTGAACTTGCCGTTGCTGATTACAAACGAGCACAGAAAATACGGTGCTGTGTCAGCGATGAATTGCCGCAGGTTGGTTGGTGCATCGAGTGCACCATCGAAGAACAGTTTGTTTTGCTCTAGGAAAGTTGCGGTGTTGGCGAAGTCTTCGGTGCGGATTAGCTCGGGGCTGATCACGCCGCCAGCGCCAGCCGTTTTGTCGGTCAGCAGGTAGTAGACCAGATCGGTGAACTTATTGCTTGCGCCGGTGGTGCCAGCCTCGGACGGCAGGAAGCGTTGCACTTCGATTCCGTTGGCGAGCCAGCAGCGCACCTGATCGATGGCGGTGAAGTTACGGCTGGCTTTCAGCACCAAGCCCGCGAGGGATAGTTTTTCGTACAGCGGTGGGGATTGATTGGCGATGCTTTCGTTGACATACACCACCTCGTGTTCTGGGGCGCTTTCGTTACTTTTTGACAGCAGCGAGTTGTAGAAACTCAGGTCGGCGACGCCGCTGTTTTCCTCGAAGATGCGCTCGGCTGTAACGGTGGGCAGGATGTTGAGCGTCTGGATTCCGAGGGTACGCAGCCTGATGCCAACTCGCGTGCCAGCTTTACGGAAGGGGTTATTGCTGCTGACGGCATAAGTAATGTCCACCAATTCACCCTTAGCCCAAGTGCCGCTGGTGCCTGACGGGACAACGGTATAGGTGACGTTTTCCCAGGCTTGTGTTTGACCGGGAAAATAATCTTGGTTGGTGGCTGGGCGTGTGACAACGGTGCCAGTCACAGTGACCGTCAGGGTGTTGCCGGCGGTTGAAGTGCCGGTGATCGTGGCGGATCGCGTGGTGCCGAGTGGGTAACTTTGCTGGTTACCGAGGGTCTCGTACTCCCAACCAGACTGGCGACCTTGAGGGGTGAGGTTGGCGCTAGTGGCTTCGACCACCAAGCGGACGCCGCATACGGTCAAGCCATAGGGTTGGGCGCGGGGGTTGCCGGGTGTAACGGGAATCTGCGCGTTGAAGACCTGGGAGGTGTTGAAGCCGCCGGAGCTGGCGAGCACTTCAATGTTTTGGAAGCTCCAGGCACGGAAGCCGGGGAAGTAGGGGTGATCAGCCGGGTAAGTTTGATTGACGATGCCGGTAAACCTGACGCTGACTGTGCGCCCGTCTCCGAGGTTGATGTCTCGGTCATAGGTGCGCACCAAGCCGTACTGCGAGGCTTGCCCAAACATTTCATAGAACGTGGCGCCAGCGCGTCCGACAGATGCGGAGTCCGGCAACCAGTCAAAGAAACCAACCCTTGTGGCTTGGACAGTGGGATCTTCAATGTCTGGGATGTAGGAATCAATCTCAACCGCACTGGGGATGGTTGCGTTTAGGCGTTCTTCTGTGGTGCGGGCAGCAGTTGCCATCTGCCGGTTGAACTTGATCGTCTTGGCGAGCGTGTAGTTGCCCGTTGTATTGACGGTGAACGTGCCATACGGCGTGGAGTAAGTAGCGCCAATTGGTCCGCCGTTTTTGGCATCGAGCACCAGCAGACGGAAGTCGTCGGGGAAACGACGGGCAACATCGGCGCCGCTATTGGGCACCAGCTTGTACTCAAACTGCCGCTGTTCTGGATGGGTCAGGCGTAGGTAGTTGAACTGATCCTGTGGGGTTTGACCGCTGATGCAGAAGGTTTGACCCAACGGTTCCCAGCGATATTCGCTGCCTTGCTCGTCAGTGCCAGCAGGACGAAGGAATACGGCAAACGCCGAGGTACGGCGCATGTAGATGTTCATCGTGCCGCTTTGAAGTGACACCTGATTGTTTTCCGCCCGGCGTAATTCACCGGGGTCAGGCAGTCCGGCGAAGTTGCAAAGACCGTTTGCCTTTTGCCAAACCTGACTACGGATGCCAATCTCGGTTACATCGCAGGCACGGGTGTTACGCACCACGCCGATGGCGACACGCAGGAGCGGGTAGAAGTTGGCGCCAGCGTTTAGACCGAGGGCGTTGCGTGCGTCTGTTGTGCCGTTGTCGTCGTTGTAGATGCCGCGAGTAACCATGCGCTCGCTGACAAGACCGATGGATGCGCTATCCGGTCCCTTGCCGAAAATCTCTACGCAACGCAGGTCGATTTCCTGTCTGGCGCTGCCGTCGTAAATAGGCAGCAAACGTCCGGTGACAACCCAGACCGTGCGACCGATCATTACGGTTTCGCCGATCTGCAGCATGTCATCTGCTGCTTCTTGACCGTCGCGCACCTCGGAGTTGATATCGTCAACCTGAGTGCTTCTTGTTTGCTGGAAGTAGTAGATGTTGTTGGCGATTTTGCCGGGCACGATGCTGAAACGCGCCACGCTGCCGACGCTTACTTGCCGGATTTCTGTTTCACCACTGGCGGCAACATTGTTGACCGAGGTGATACCCATGCGGCGTCCGTAGTTGCGCCCGACGCCTTTTTGCCCTTCTTTGAGAATGTCGACCCAGTTGGTGGTGGTGTCGTTGTCGCCGCGGTAGCCGTAGTCGCCGGCGATCTTGATGCGCTCCATGAGCAGCGCACGCCCTGGGTCATTATCGGCGTCGTCACGCGCTTTGCCTTCTAGGCGAGGGATGGCGACGATCTTCCAGTTGACGCGGTAGTTGGTGGCGTTAGGGATTGCCGAGTAGACGCCAAACTGCGTGGTGCTACTGGGTGTGTACGCCTGACAGAAACCGGTGTCGGCTGCAGCGTTACGAGTGGGGCACAGGTAGATGTCGTCGTTGTTCTCGATGTCACCTGCCGACAAACCTCCTCTGGTGCCATAGCGACCGTTGCCAGCCACCATGCGATACACCTGATTGCTGTTGCGCTTCCAGTAAAAGGCGAACGTGTGGGCGTAAACAGCATCAAGCGGGCTGGTGCCAAGGAAGATGCCGTTGAGATCGGGTACGGGCAGACCGTTGCCTAGCCCCTGTTCGCCCACCACCATCAGCAACTTGACGGCTTGTTGTGAGCCAAGGCTGAAGGCGCGAGACCACACCAGCTTTGGGGCAACAAGGATGCCGCCGGTGGTGCCGGTGTATTTGCCGAAGACGACGGGGATGGGGTCGCCGTAGTTGGCGAGGTCAGCGAGGGAGTCAAAACCGCTTGTAGCTACGAAGCGATCACCACCACGACGACTGCGCAGTTGCCGCTGGCGGATGCCCTCAACCTCCGAGGGTGCCTTTGGTTTTGGTGTCAGTAGGTAGCTGATCGCGGTCAGCGCTACGCCGACGGCAAGGCTGGTTAGGACTGCGGTGGCAGTGGCGGCTTTACTTGCAGCGGCGCCAGTCGCGGCTAAATAACCTGCAGCCGCTAAAGGTGCAATAGCTTGTACATCAGGAATATGGTCGTACTCAGCCGGGCGAATTGCCGCCCTCTTCATTGCCTCGTAAACGAAATATCTGTACTCGTCTTCGCTACAACCGAGCGTTGTAATTAGTTCTTTCTCGTACGGAAGCAGTGGCAGGCGCTTAACTGTTGCAGTGAACACCAACTCACCTTTTCCAGTTCTGTGTTGATGTAGAGCACTCCGTTCAGCCATACGACGGCGAAAGCCCAGGAGCCTGGGGTGATCAACAAGACATCACCATCGTACTCAGGACGTGCAACCCGATTGCCCCATCGCAACAGCTCACGCACCACAGACTTCTTCCCTGCGGTGTACCAGTCGTCCTGAAAAGTTGGCGTAGCTATTTGCAGCCGCTCCAGCACTGTGTAAACCAGATGGATGCAGTCGATCTCGCCGTCGCTGCCGTCCGCACCTAACCGGTAACGCAGACCAACGAGATCAGCGCAGTCGGACATTGGCGCTAGTGGGGATGTTGCCGATCAATGCCTGCGTCAGCCGGCGCAACGGTACGTCCGCCCCAACGGCATCGAGGATCGTGTTCATGTTGAGGGTCAAGCTGGTTTCGTCCCACTGCCCGGCAGCAACCTGTCCGTTGTACTGGTGCATCAACGTGCCGGCGCTGGTGTCGTTCGGGTCCAACGCCATCACGTAAACCCGTGCCAGCCAGCGTTCGTTGACGGCAGTTAGCGCCCAAGCGCGGCTCAACTCGTTGTTGGGGAAGACGAGGCTGGCTTCGGTGTTGTCGCCGTTGCGGTTGACGCTCACGCCGCTAAAGCCGAAAGGCAGGAAGTTGTAGCGGTCAGAGCCGTAAGCCGCGTCTGCCTTGATGAAAAAGTTCTGGAAGTAGTACGCGCTGGTGGTGTCGGGCTTTTGAAGGCGTAGGTAGTTGCCGAGTGCAATGTCCATCAGATTCCAACGCGACGGCGGACGCTAGGGGATTGCTGCAGACGACGCAGCGCCAACTGTTGACCACGTTCTGCACCTTGTGAGGCGGCTTGCTGTAGACCGGCTTGGAACTGATCGGCGGTCACGTAGTCGACGTTGTTGATGCGCTCCACGCTGTAGCGGACATCAATGCTGGCATTGTCAGTAGCGCCACCCGCCTGCATACCCATTGCAGCTTCAGTTGCTGCTTCAGATCCTCCGGGTACAGGGCGATAACGCTTCATCGCTCCATCCATTTTTGCCGCAACACCAAGCTTTCCATCGGCACCACGCCTCAACGGCATGATCGCTTCAGGACCAGCCTCGCCCATTACGCCATTGCTAAATGTGCCGCCATTGGCGTACTTGAAGAAGGTGGGCTTGGTGACGATGCCACCATTAGCGAACGGCTGAATTCCGTTTTGAGCAAATGCAGCGCCATCTGCAGCAAAAGCCATGCCAGGAGGCAGTTGATTCAAGGGGATATTTTGCCCCTTAACAACACTCCCCCCATTTAAGCCAGCAAAAGCTCTTGCAATACCGATTGCAATATAAGTAGCGATCATTTTTGTGCTTTCTTGAATCAAAATTTGTCCCACATCTTTCAACAAACCAGCAAACACTTCCTTGACGCTGGAGGTGCCTTCAATCAAGCTAGTAATGCCATTTGCAATCGAGCTGCCGATCGCGTTGCCAATGTTTTCAGCAATGCGAATCGACATCGCTTCAAGGTCGCGAAGCTCAAGCTCAGCTTGCTGAATGAATTCTTGAAGTTTTGAGAGCTGGGTTGGTTGAGCGGCGCCGGCAAGACCTTTGAGTTCTGCCTCTCGGCCGCCCAGCGCATCAATGGAGCCTTGAAGTAGGCCCATTTCTGCTTTTGCTTCTTTTGATCCAGGGCCGCCGAGGTCGGCAATCGCCTTAAGCATTTCGATTCGTTTTTCAAATCTTTCTTTTTCAAGCGCAATAAGATTTTCAATTTGCACATATTCTTTCGCCAGCGCATCGGTCATGCCTGTGCTCATTAACTCTTCAAGGCGATTCCTTTCGCTTACTTGCACCTCATATGACTTTTTCAATTCGTTACCTGCCGATAAAGTTTCTTTGATAAATTGCGCGTTTGCCATCGCAAGCTTTTGAGCAATATTTAGTCTTGCTTGATCGGCCCTCAACAACAAAAGCTTGCGCTTAACTTCAGCCTCATCGGCTGGAATTTTTTCAAAGCTAATATCTCGAATATCCTTCGCAATTTGCGCAAGCTCTTTTTCACCCTCAAGGCGAATCTCAAGAAGATTGTTTTCCGCAAGTTGTGCTTGACGGATTTTTTCGTTAATGCCAGCAAGTTGCTGTTGCAAAGCCAGCTCAGCCAGCAACTGAGGGAGCTGGCTTTCGCGTTCTTTCTTTGCCTTCGCGCCGCCCTTTGACCCACTAGGATCAGGCCCCGGAAACCTGGTTGGCTTGGGCTTACCAGGTGGCGCTGCAAAACCAGGGCCGAAATATCGAGAATCCGGCTTTACGCCAACTTGTTCATAAAGTAGACGAATTTTGTAATCGCCCGCTGCTTGACCTAGAGCGCCGCGCAATCCGTCAACTTTTGCTTGAGCAAAAGCAGCCTCTTGGCTGAGTTGACCAAACTGCATGACAGTCGTCTGCAGTTTTTGCTCTGCATTAGCAAGATCAGATTGAAGTTTTTGAATTTCAATTTGAACATCTACTAACGGCGCTTCATAAATTTTGTTATTAAATTCTTGCTGAGCTGTAGAGGCTTTATAAATTGCACCGGCTGCAGCCGCCGCACCAGCAGCCAGCGCAACCCAAGGTACTGCCGCGCTTGCAAAAGCTAGTGCGGTCATCGAAGTTGTTGCACCTGCTGCAGCGGATCCGATTGAAACTAGAGCAGCAATCAAACCACCTGCTCCCGAAATAAATGCGGAAATTTTTGAAATAGCCAATACGGCCATAAACGCGCCAACCGCAACCGCAGCAGTATCAAAATTCTTGGCAATAGCAAGCATTAATTCGCCAATTCTTGGCAAAATAGCTACAAGACTTGGCGTAATATTTGTAATAAATTCAGCAAATGTTTCTTGCATTTGCGCGCCAATTGGCTGAAGCGCTTGTCCCACTGCAATCCGCATATCATTGAATGCCACAGTCAGCCTTGCTCCTGCGTCTTGGCTTGATCCAGCGATCTGCCCAGCTACGCCTGCGTATTCATCGCCAAGCTGAACGATAAAATTCATCAGTTCGTTCAAGCCAACCTGACCTTGCTCGAGCGCTTTTTGCAGCTCCGGCAACGTCATTTCGTTTGCCTTAGCAAATTTGGTCACCGCGCCAGGCAGGCGCTCGCCGAGCTGACCACTCAATTCTTCTGCACTTACCTTACCCTTCGAGAACACCTGCACCATCGCAGTGATAGCCCCATCTACGTCTTCAGCCGACCCACCGGTGCCTTTAATTGCAGCAGTGACATTCCTGAATACAAGCTCAGCATCACCAACCTGACCTCCAGCGCCTTTCACCGCTGCGGCAAGCTTGGTCATACCCTGCACCGCAACATCTTGCGGCACATTTAAATTGCGAACCGCAAAATTAGCGGCGCCCATCGCTTTGTTGAACTCTTCTTGACTGCCTGCTGCGTTTTTCAATGCAACTTGCATTTTTTGAATGCTGGCCGCGTAATCAGCAAATTCTCCAAGCTGTTGCCGAAGCATGCCGACCTGCGCGCCTGCAGCAGCGCCAACAAATGCACCGCCGACACCACCCGCAATGCCGCCGATAGCGCCGCCCAGGAAACCTTCAGGGCCGCCAAAAATACCGCCACTAATCGCAGCGCCGGCAGCCTGGGCCATCTGCATGCCGCCCATGCGGCGACCCTGCGTTTGCTGAAGCTTTCCTAAACGTCGATCAAGCTGCTCAATCTGTATCGATGCTTCACGAAAATCAGCACTAGCCGGATCGATCTGAGCACGCAATGTTTGCCACGCTCCACGTTGAGCTTGCAAACTTTGAATGCTTCCATTTGATGCGGCAGTTGCGCGCTTAATGTCATCCGCAACAGCATTATAGCTATTGCCCATCATTTCAATATCGCCAGCAATTGGCTGCATGCCAATTTGGCCAATTTGCTGAAACAGGCCACTAATTTCACGCATTGGACGCTCAATTGGCACTTCTTGCCGACCAGCGCGAGTGCCAGTAGCAATCATTGCGCCAGTCGCTGGGTCCCTGAAGCCACCAACACCAGGTGCTAGTGGACCCTGAGTCCTGAAATACTCCTGGATACCGCGCAACTTTTCAGCACGCCTAATTGATGCGTTTTCAGCCGCAGCCAATCTGTCATAGCTAGCGGCAGTGCCAAGAATGTTTCGAGATAATTCTTCTTGTAAATCGCTAATTTGCCTTGCAGTATTTAAATAATTTTCGCTTGATCTATCAAGATTATCAAGATCACTTTGCAGTTCAGAAACTCGAAGCTGCAATGCTGCCGTCGTATTTGGTAGCGGCTGCTGTGGTTGCATTGCACCAATCAATGGTGCGTTGACCGCTTGCGCGCCTGCAATAACACCCTGCCTCCTTTGTGCGCGACCGAATGCAGTCTCGCGGATCGTAATCTCGGTTAATGCATCGCCATATTCTCTGGCGCTAACACTAAGTTGATCAAGCTGGCGATTCAACACCGCAAGTTGCTGTCTGAACGCTTCCGGCCTACGCGCAGGGAACTGAGCCGCAATTTGCGCATCCGTCTGTCGAGCGGCTCGACCTACTTCTTCGTAATCATTTTTAAGATTTTTAAGGGTATCACTGAGCCTGTTTACATCGCCAGCTAGTTGGCGATAAACGTTGCCGCCAATGGTCGCCTGAGTTTGAAGTCCTTTGAACGCTTCAATTTGGCCTTGAATTGATTGAATACTTTGCTTGCCGCTTCCTGCAAAATCAATAATTGATTGACGCGCAGTCTGAATTGCTGAATCAGTAGGGCCAATAGCCTTTTCAAGCCCGCGAAAGGAGCTCTTCAGCTTGTCAAGGCCTTCAAAGCCCTGAATGCCAAGCTTGACGAGAATTTCGCTGACTTGCTTAGCCATCCTTACCCTTGGCCAATTCGCTTAATGCTGCAGCCTCCATTATTTGAAGGTCTTCAAGCATCTCGCGGCGATTCTCCACATTGTAGAGCTCGAACAATCCGCCGGCACTTAGCAGTACGTCATAACGCAATCCTAAATATCCAGCCATTGTCGTCGTCCATTGCGTTTGCATGCGCAAGAACATCGTCACCGCGTCCCAATTCTCATCCCAAACCTCGAAATCACTTGATTGCTCGGCAGGTTGCTCCGGGAGGACAATGCCAAAAGCGGCAGCGTCCTCGCCAGATTTATCTTCCACTCTCTTGCCGCCGCCAGCCCAATAGGCAGCAGCGTCTTTTAGTTTCCCTGGCGACCGCCTTCAAATGTTTCCGTGTAAGCCTTGAGAACTCCACGAATCCAGTAAGGGTCATCAGAGAATTCACGCATTGCTTCAAGAGAAAACGGAATCTCCTTTCCGTCTTCGTCAGCGATGCCCTCCCATCCGACCATAATTACCTTCAACAGATCAAGCTCTCCCTTCTCCCCAAGCTTCTGAAACTCTTTCCGGCCGACACGCTTGAATTTTGCATCAAACGTAGCAGTGTCGAAAGTGCCGCCGTCAGCCGGCTCTTCGATCGACACAGGCCAGCTAAAGACCTTAACTTTTTTACGGACAAATGCCATGCGTAATGCACGCGATACTGCAACAGCATACACCCAATAAAAAAGGGCCGCATTAGCGACCCTTGAGCGTCTTCACCGTCAACAGCTTAGGTGTAAACCAGGCTGAATTCATCGTTGCCTGTGGTTGAAGGCACACAGGTGTAAGGAATTGTCAGCATGTGGATGCCATCCTGATCGCTGTAACTCACATCGCCGATATCGACCTTGGTGGAGACAAAGTCAATAATGTTGCCGGCGGTCTGGCCGTGTTGGAACAATAGGTTCCCCAGAGTGGCGTCGGTTAGCGCGGCAGTGAAGTAATCCTTCTGGGCGATAGTCGGAGCTTCAATGGTCACGCTGCCAGTACTAGCGCGATCGGTCAGCAGCACTTGCTTGGTGCAGTTGATCAGATCGCGGTAGACCAAAGTATTGCCGATATCAAATGACACCGACTGCAGGCAACCGCTGTACGACAACAGTTGGAAGTCAGTAGTATTGCCATTCCTAGCAACTACTGGATTGGCTTGGTTGGCGTAGGTTACCGAGGGCGCAGCAGTGTCCGTCGGGGCGTTATACACACCAGTGAAAGTAAAATCAATGGTGGGAATTTCGCCGACCGCCAAATTCAGCGTATAAGTGCCGCGAGAACCGGTCACCTTGTGCAGCACACCATCAATGTTGTAGTAGATGGTGCAGCTACCAAAACTTGCGCTGACAGGAGCGTAAGTAACGCTGGTAGCAGCAACAATGGTTTCGCTCATGCCGCAAGCAAGCAGAGCCTTGCCATACCGAGGCGCAGTGCCGGCAGTGCCAGAACCAGCTAGCTCAACGCTAAACGTGCATTCAACATGAGTGTTAGCAAGCAATTGCTGAGAAGCGCCCAAGTAAGGGCGAATCAATTCGCGACTGACAAGATCACTCTGCAGAGGAGTGATATTCAGATCGCGAACCAGAACGGCGTCCGCTCCGTCGGGAGTCGGATCCGTCCCGTAAGTCGACTCCGTCTCCAGAAGGATCAGACGTTTCCGAGTTAGAAGGGGCATTGGGAATTACCTCTTGTGGAACAGGTGGCAGCGTCCGCTGAACGAGAGTGCGGATGCCTGTCTCGGGGTCAAGGATGTACGAGCCACCTTGCCCTTGAAACTCATCAATCACTGTAAATCCGGTGACTTATCAGACTCTACGTCGCCAAACTCGCAACAGTAGTACGATATTGAACAATATAATCGTTAAAGATTACTCCAGCAGGCTGATCGGCGTCCAGCATGTTGTAAGTCACCTCATCCGGCTGCACATCAATCGCATAACCACCCAAAGTCAAGTCAGCGACCATCTTTGCGTGCATGTCTTCAATAATTGGATCTGCAAGCTGGTCTGGTGTCTCGCCGCGCACAATGACAGTCACCCGAACACGCATTCGCCAATCCAAAGTCGGCAAGCTTGTATTCTGCGAGGGAGTATCACTAATTGGCTCAATCACAATCGCAGGTGACTCTGCACGTTGCATGGCAGTTACCCTGCTTCGATACACCCGACCGCTCACGCCCGCTGTTGATGCAAGCGCTGTAGCAATCGCGCTCAAAACCTGTTCGCGCTTAGTGGTCATTGAACCCTCGCTTCGGAAGCGGACCAAACGCGCCAGGATCGACCTGCTTGGTCACAATTGATTTTGCTCGATAATAAATATAACTGTCTGTCTTACCAGCCTCTTCCAGCGCTTGCATGACCTTGACCCAATTTTTGAAGGTGTCGCGGTCCATAGCTTTAATCGCAGGCCATTGCAATACTGACCGATGCACCGCTCTGAATTACCGTAACCGTAGATCTCACGTAGCGAATAATTCTTGGCGAATAAAAATGCGCATCAACACCGGATTCGCTGTGAGACTTTGCTTCATCAAGGGAAAACCAACTCGCGCCATCAAGACTGCCTTCGTCGTCAATGGTGATATTTCCTCCAGTCGTAGTGTGAACAAAGGTAAAGTTATTACCCGAAACCTCAACGGCAGGTGTCGACCCAGTAGCGGTAAGCGTTCCAAGCACCACTATGTTTTCGCGTCTGCTAGCCCAACTTCCGTAAATCTCGGGCACGGCTACACCTTCATCAACATTACTTCTGTAATTTTACCGTCATCCACAAGGCTTGGGTTCCGTACCTTGTATGACTCTCCATCAACGGTCACAGTATCACCACTAAGAAATTTCTTAAACACCGCACTCCGCACGGTCAGCTTGTAGTCCGTACTCAGAACTACACCGTCTGCCATAATCTCGCCTGGCATATCCAAAATGCCAACGCCAGTCACGTTTTTATGTACGACAGGAACACCAAAGCCCTGAAGATCAAAAAATATGCCTAGGTCTTCGGTGAATGCCATGCAGACAGCATAAAGCCCCAGGTCGCCGAAGCAACCCAGGGCCAGTGCAATACGACTATCAGCCGTACTTCTTCACGCCGACACCATTAATGGAATAAACGTGAGTAGAAGCCGAAGTGGTCGACACAGCCTTGATCCAGCGCTTAGCGGCACCCTTGGGGAACACCAGATACTGCTTAGAAGCAGAAGTGCTCACCTGAGTAAAGGCCACAGCGGCAGAAGCAACCTCAGAGCCACCGCGATAAAAAGCGGTAGTCACATCGCCATAGCTGCCACCTTCGGTATCGCTCGACTGGATTTTCACATCCAGAGTCGAAGTGCCACCATTGGCCACATCAAGCACAATCACGAGATCACCCTCGTAATCGTTCATATCAATGGCAGTGCCATTCAAGTTGGCAGTCCGGGAGGCGGTAGGAGCCAGAGCAAAGTGCTCCAGCTTCTCTAGACCGGTAGAAAGAATTGCCATGATCAGTCCTTGGTAGGGAATTCAGAAGTCACAGTCTTAGCCTTCCGAACTGGTTTTACAACCGGTGCGGGGACAGGCTCTTCCGTCACCTCAACAGGTGCGGGCTTCTCAACGACAGGTGCAATAACAGCCTTGCCGCTACCAATCAAAAGATTGCCGTCAGCCTCACTGACCTCGACAAAGGAGCCGGCCGTAACCGGCTCCCCCGAGATCATGACTTGACGCAGGATCTCGATCCTCATGATCAGGTGCCGAGGCAGAAGGCAGTGGGCTGCTTAATAGCCACGTCCACGTCCTGCAGAGCAATTACGCGAACGGTACCAGCGGTAGCGCCAGCGTAAGGATCAACAGTCAGATCCAGGCCGCTCCACATGCCCATGATCATCATCGAGAAGTCACCAAACAGAGCATCGTTGTTCTGCAGTTGGTTGGACACGATCACGGGATAACCGTTGATCTCGTTGTCCTCGAACACGAACATGCCAGTGTTAGTGGCTTTCTCGGTCGACTTCAGTGCACCGCGAGCAGCAGCGTTGATGATGTAACGCAGGCTGCCGGCATCAGCGTTAGCAGCCGCCACATCGGTTTCCATGCCGATGTACTCAGCAAAAGTACCGAATGTGGTAATGGTCTGGCTGCCAATACCGGTGGTGTTGGTCAGACCCAGGGGCTGGTTGCTGGAACCGGTGCCATAGATGGCAGCGCGGTCAAGTTCAAGGGCAATCACGCGAGCCAGATCGTTACGGATCATGCCCTCGACATCGATGCTGGACTGAAGCAGCAGACGACGGCTGTAGTCAACAAACGCACCCACAGTTTTGGGGGTCATGTTGACCTGGTCGATTGCCTGCTGGCTCTCAGTCGGCGAACCGTTCTCACCCACCCAGTAAGCAGTGGCAGCAGAGGTTTGACGGGGGATGCTGATGTTGCCCTGCAGGCCGGTCAGCATGGTCACGCCAGCCTGGGCCAGTGCCAGACGGTTGCGCAGCAAATCAATAAATGAACCAGCAAGCAGCTCATTGGCCACCAGGTTGCCACCAGCAGAAGGAGTACCCACTACCAGATCACGACGCAGCACCTCGTTCGGGATCACAATGCCGTTAGAGGAGCGCTCATACTTTTGAGCAGCAGCCTTGCCAACTTCAATCTCAAATTCGGCAGCACGACGAGCCGAAACATCACTCGGGTTGGCGAGGAAGTTCAGTGCGCGAGCAAAGCTGAATGAACGGGTCTCCTTGTCGGAGAGGCCAACATCATTCGAGGTGATGTCAGCAGAGCGAATGACTTGTTCCACGGGTTGAGTGCCGAGTTTTTCAAGGACAGCAGCACGAGCTTCATCAATGGTGCGACCACCATCAATCAGCTCGCGAGCCAGGTCTTGCATCTGGTGCTTATCGCCCAGTGCGCTGATGGCGGCGATACGGGTACGCTCGGCCTCAACGGCCTCGGACCGGATCACCTCCAGATCTGGAGTGTTTTCCATTTCGGGTTCAGGTGTTGGTGATGCGGCGGGGGCCGCTTGAACAACGGTCTCGTCAGTTAGAGACCTGCCGATTCCAATCGTAGGATCAGCAGGTATAGAGACCACACTGACTTCGTAAGGCGACCATCTGGTAGCTACAAAGTCATCTCCGCGCTCTTCCATCTTGTCGATTGAATAGCCGAAGCTGATGCCGCGCAAAATGTTATCGCGGACATCATCAAGCACTTCTTGCGCAAATTTATTGCGCGAGAAGCGCACATTCACATATCCTCGCTTCTTTTTGTCGTCAACCCAAGCGCGCTCTACAACACCTACAACGCGATCGGGATCATGGTTAAACAGCAAAGGCGCGCCATCATTCAAACGGCTAAGATTTGCAGCCTCCATCTCGTGACTCAGCACTTCATTCCCGAAGTACCGCATCACCGGGTACTCAGAGCTAAACGGAAACTCAAAACTCCGCTCATCATCCAATGCACGGAATGAAGTCACCTCCGAGCGCTGGAACTTGCCGCCCTCAGTAGCGCGAATCGGATCGATCTTCGTCAGAGTGCTAAAGCGATGCCCCACCATCGTCTCAGTTGCCTCGCCGTCGCGATAAATTCGAATTAATGCAGCCGGATCCTCTTCGGTTGCGTCAATGCTGAATTCAGTATCAGGCACGCCCAGCGTACCCTCGCGCATCACATGCTCAATCCGACCACGAGCGCGGCCACCTGAGCTATTCCACGAAACAAAATCGCCTTCCTTCAGCGCATTGGCCGCTGCACGATCCTCGCTCACGATTTCGACCTCAATTTTTTCTACCTTAGACCGCTCACCTGTTGCCTCTTCAAATTCAAGGGGTTCATACTCACGCTCTCGAAGCCATGCACGTGCTTCAGCGCCAGTGAACTCAGCAAGCTTGAAACGGATTGCCTGCAGCTCAGCACCGCTTTCCCCAGTCTTGATCCCAAAAATAAAATCAACACCCTTGCCCGCTGCATTATTACGCCGCCGGAAACGGTCATACTGCCCAGGGTCGCGCAATCGAGCTGCATGCTCATTTGGGTAAGGACGCCCTTCCTCCGCCTCAGGCGACTCACTCATCAATCGCTCTGGAATAATCCAAAACTTACAAACACCCTCTGGCGCAATATCGCCACTCACGATTTCGCAAGCGCGTGGTCCGGCATAAAATGCACAGTTCGCGCACATCATCCCATCCTCCGCGAATGGGCTTTCTGCCATGTAATGCGAACCATGCGGACCGGAATCCTGACCAAACTGGCCAAGCTCTTCCGCAATTTCTTCATACGCCTCATATAACTGCACCTGTGGCGCGGTCAAATCAGCCGTCAATTCACGATCAGAGTTCATACGAGCCACAAGTGCATCACTCCATGTTTTACCCGAATCGCCTCCCCAGGCCGCCCATGCCACCCTGCCGGGTGATGGATAACCTTCCTCATCAGAGCTAAATCCTTGCCCTTGCTTGTCCACTTCATGGCGAGCAAACCATGCACTCATCGTGCGAATGGTCTCATCACTCAACTCTTCACCACTCAAAATCTGCCCAGCACGCCTGGCCGCAACCTCGGTTCCACCCCTGCGCCCCTCTTCTTTCCAGGCCCTATATTTGCGAGCCTCCTCGCGCATCCCATCAGTTGGCATCGCGCCCATCAGCCTTCCTCCTGTGGCAGCGGTTGATCAGCCGGCAACATCGGCTGCTCAATAATGTCCCGATCCAACTCAACACCAAGTCGCTCAGCGGCAGCCTGCTCTCGCGCAAGCTCAGCCAAATTATCATCAAAATCACCGCCAAGCTTCGAAACAATTTGCGCCTTCGTCATATAACCCGCCTGCTCCATCTCGCGGTAAGCCTTTACTTCCTTAAGTGGATCCACCCAATCCCAGCCACGCGCCATCCAGCGCGGTGTGTCATAACGCTCAGGACGCGCTTCAAAATCATCGAACGGCAGCTCTCCCGCCAAGACCGCAAGCGATAGCCACTCGCGGAATACACGCAGGTGGAAATGCTCAATCAAGTAAGCCTGCACCACCTTCCAATGCTCGCGATCTTCGAGCAAAGACAGCCTGCTACTCGAATAATTTGTATCACTAAAATCGCGACTCAGCGTCTCATACGAACAGCCAAAGCCACTTGCAAATCGACGTACTTTATTTTTAACAAACATCTCAAACTGTTGATCTGGTGAATCGATGCTTGGCACCGTTACATTCTCCCCTGGCATCAAATACTTGAACATGCCAGGCTCAAACTCGCTAATTCGACGTTCGTTTTCAACATCATCAGCGGTAAGCTCACCCTCCTGGTTTGTAATAAAGCCCATAATCGAGGCACCAGCGCGCGCCCTGATCACAGCAGCTTCTTCGTACCCTTGAAGCTGATGCGCATCGGCCATCACAGAGTGGAACCACGGCACGCCACGATGCTGTTGCGGCCTCTCCGGGATGAACAAATGAATGACATCTTCCGCCGGCAGGAAGACATGCTTTTCATTTCGCTGCGGAGCATTCTGGAACCAGTAGTCACCTGGATGGCGCGTGAGGAAGGCGTACCGCACAGGGCGGCCCCATTCATTGACCTCCACGCCCATACGCCATTCGTTCCCCTGGGCGAGGGTTGGGCCTTGATACTCCTCATCCAGGTAATCAGCCTCAAGCATCTGGAGCGCCAGTGGCACCCTGCTGCCACCGAACGGACGGCGCACAATCCTGAACAGAGCCTCTCCTGATTCCGGCAGCGCGCCAATCGCCAACCACTCCATCATGTGGAAGCTTTGGCGCCCAGCAACATCACAATGCTCAGCCCGGCACCACGATGCCCACTTTTGTTCGATCAGGTTGTTGGTGCGCTCATCACGGCGGCTACCGCGAAGTAGCGCAACCTGCGATTGCATCTTGATGCCGCTGCCGACAACATTGATCTGCGTTGTCCTCTTTGCCTGCTTTGCGTACGGATTGTTCCGCACCATCTCGCGGCTACGATCACGCAGCTTTTTCAGGCTTGTGCGAATTTCAGCGTCTGCACTGGCCTGCGACGCCATCCAGTCGCTAGTCAGGCGACTAATAATTGCACCCGCATAATTGCGCCGACGCACGGGCGGTAGCGCCTTCTGCACAGGTTGAAGCCCAAACCGACGCAGGATTTCAGTGCGGATGCCCATCAGCCGTTACCAAAACGGATAAACAAATTATTTGGATCGCCTAAACCAGAGGCGATAATTTTCGCTTTATTCTCGCGCACCACAGTTGCCTTCAACTGTGACTCCAACGCCAACAAATCAGTCAGGTCATATCGCTTCAGACTACGATTGCCGATTCGATACTCCTGGGTTGCTCCACCCGTCATTAACGAACGAATCGCTGACTGAACAGCATCCAAATCTTTCTGCGCTTGCGTTCGGCCGTCGAATGGAGCCGGCGATCCCGCATAGGCCAGTGAAGCCTGAACCTCAATCTGACCTCTGCTGTACTCGCTAACCGCACCACCGCTGATTGCAGTCAGCAGAGCCTGGAAATACCATCCAGTGCTTGCGCTCATTCCAGCGCTAGTCGCGGCAGGAATCGTGATCTGCCATCCATCTGAATAAGTGACGCCGGTAACGGTTACACCCTTGCCAAGCATATTTAATCTAAAATAATATGTAAGATTATGCGTTGCGCTAGTGACCGCATTGCCGAAAATATCCGTCGTCGCAGCGTCGGTCCACACCACGTCCACGCCGGCTGTTATGGACGGGGGAATCGCCATTCGACCTCTAACTTCAGGCTTCTTGGTACTTTAGCGCCGTAACTCACCACTGTTTCACGAAACTCCGCTTTGGTGCTGCTGTAGCGCGCGCACGCTTTGGCTTCTCGTCTCGTCGCTCTAGCTGATCCCATATCGTCCTCCTGTCCATCTTCTGGTACAGACGATGCAATGCCGCATACGCATAATTCATTTCGTCCAGCGCTTCGTTGGGTGCCTGACTCTTCTTTACCCACACGCGCTCGGGATAGCCATTCCTAAACCGCAAGATTTGCTTCTCGGCTGTCAATTCCTCGAAATAATCAGTGCCAATCGTTGGGAAAAAGTGCAAATATCCAGCCCCGGGTTCATTGTGCTTCAGCCGCCCAAACAGCAACGACTTGACCGTATCAACACCAACCGGGAACAACTGTGCCCCCTTCTTTAATGCCTTGCCCTTGTAGTCCACATCCACCTTCGTCGCCTTACCAAGCGGTGGCTTGCCCTTCTGCGACATACCCTTAATCGCAATCACACCCATTGCCGCCCGCTCCCTGCTGTACTGATACACCTCTTGCGTGTGATGACCGCCAGAGTCAATCGCGCAACACAGCACTTTCATCTCTTCGTTCGCTTCATTCATGTAAGGCTTCTGCAATATCTCATCTAGCTGCTTCCACACCTCCGGCCTAGATGGACTTCCATAAAGCTTCACCCGATCAATCAGCCAGCCCTCCTCCTCACGGCCCCACCCCCAGACGCTGAGCGACAAACGGTCATCTTGCACATCACAACCAATCGTCAATGCCAGCGCATCAACCGGTGGCACATATTGCTGATATTGCTCTTCTGCTGCACGCTCCAGCAGTGAATCGGCGCCAACCTTTGACGCATATTCGTCTTCCCAGGTCTCTCCTAGCACCGTATTCACAAACGTCTTCAACTGCTCCGCGTCATTTTTCGCATCCAAAAATTCTTCCACCAGGTTCGGCCACGTTGCATTTGGGCTGTAGCTATACGCCGCCCAGATATGAAACCCGACATGCTTCCCATTTCCCGGTGCCGTAGCACGCCACTCACCCCGCTCCACCATCCAACGCTTTTTAGAATGCGGAATAATTACACCGCATGACTCGCAGCAATATCCCGCCGTGCTCGGGTCGCCATCAGTCCAGCGAATATTTGGCCATTTCAGGTACTGCATATGACCGCAATCAGGACACGGGACGAAATAACGACGCTGATCCGTCTGCAAGAACATACGCTCTACACGACTGAAATCTTTTACTGTCGGCGTGCTACCGGACACGATCGTGCGATTCCAGTAGTACTCAGTTCGCCTAATACCAAGCTTGATTTGGTCGCCTTCCGCGCCTGCTGATGCCGGATAGCCATCAATCTCATCAAACAACACCACCCGCCGACTCACACGCCTGAATCCGCGCGGGCTATTGGCGCCCACCATGCTCAGCGTTCCACCCGGAAACTGCTTCTGCAAAATTGTGTTCGCGCCATCCTTTGCCTTCGATTCGCTCACTAACCCTTTCAAACAAGGCGTATCACGCAGCATCGGCGCAATCTCCTCCTTCGAATAGCCCTGAGCATCCTCAATCGTCGGCTGCACCAGCATGATCGGACACGGATCCTGATGAATATGAAACGCAATCGTGTGATTCAAAATCTTCGAGTACCCAACACGCGCGCTCTTCATCACCGTCACCTGCTCAACCCTTGCATCCGTTATTGCATCCATAATTCCTTTTTGATACGGCAAAGTGTGCCATCTGCCGCCTTCCGCGCTGCTTTCTGCGCTTAAAAACGCATAACGATCTGCCCATTCGCTCAGTGTCAGTTTCTCTGGTGGCTTAAACGCCCGATAGGCGGCACGCTCCAACCTGAACAAGTTGTCCTCAGTCATCACCGACGCTCTCCGACAAATCTTCCAGGGTTTCGCGAACAATATCTTCCAGCATTGACACCGCGTCAGTGTCAAGATCAGGGATTCTTTGCTTTGCTTTTGTTGGTATCCCTAAGATTTTTGTCCTAGCCAGCGTCACAATTTCTACCCATTTCAGCTCTACTTCTTCTGCTTTTACTAAAACGCCTTCTTTCTGCTTGCGGTCAAGCTCCAGTAGCTCGGCCTTTAGGTGCTCAGTTCGCGCGCGCGACTCGTCATAATCCGGGATCGATTCCTCGGTCTTTGCCATGCGCGGTCTGGCGGCCGGAAATGCTTTCTGTCCAGCAGCAGGCTTTGGGCCGCGACCAATACGGCGTTGCGTGTTTTTTGCCCAATGCTCACGCATGGTCTCACTGTTCACCAGCTCGCGACCATCTGCCGTGCGCACTACCGGCAGCCTTCCAGTTTTCACCGCTGCATAGACCGCCTCCGGTGTCACACCTAGCGCTCTTGCAGCCTCTGACCTTGTAATCAATGGCATAAAGAGATACTACACACAATGTCCAGTTAGCGTAAAGCAAAATCTTGTGATATAATGCCCGGCTTTTTCGAAAGCGGACGGGGTAGGGGACGCATTGTTTGACGAATAGAAGATACTTCGGCGAATTGTGCCTAGCCGTATAGAGCGATTCGAATTACCT